CCCATGCTCCTAGTATGGCAGCCCAGACATAAAGTAAACCGAAGGCCAGTCCCACACCATCAAGAACGCTTTTATCTTGAAGCGATAGGTTCAGTAGTATGCCGGCGGTGAGGGCAGGGACTAGCCATCGGAGATTTTTCAAAAGGGACTTGGCTCCGAGTGAGTCGGTTCAAAGATGCCCTTGATGATGTTTAGTGGCTCGGCTGGAAGTACCAAAGGGTTGTTGATGCTTACCTTGATAGACTGCTTTGCTTCGCCTTCCTTGTTGGTCCAGTTGTCAATCTCGGAGCTGTAAAGCCCCTCGACCTGAACTGTGTCGCCAGCTTCAAGCGTGGTTGGCTGCTTTAGCCAGACTGTGTATCGCTTGTTGATGGTGTCGCCTGTTTTGGTTTCATAGGACTCAGTTACCTCGATGCCCTTGCCTTCATAAAAGACTCTAGTGATTGCGCCCTTTACTTTGATTATTGCCATCTCTTTATTTCCTTTCGATTTGTTGTTTTACTCTAGTGGTCACCAGCGACATGGTTGGGATTGGTACAGTCGAGATGCCCACAAGTTCTAGTGCCAGGTAGGACTGGCTTGCCGTCAAAGATTGGGATGGTGAGAGTAGCCTTGTCAAAATCGCCCTGCCAAGGGATGCACTTCTCTGATCCATACTTGATGACCAAGGCTCGGTGCATCCGACAGGATTGGCACTTGAGGTCTTTACGCTTGCGTTTATGCGTATTGACCTTCCAAGTTGCTCCACATCGGCAGCATAAGGCCACATTGTCATCCACGCCATAATCTTAGCCTTTATCATTTCTGGGCGGTTGAATCACTCTTGAGAGCTCACCCTCAAAGAGTAGGTTTGCGTTGCCAATCTTGCCATGCCGATTCTTTGCAACCTTCATAATCATCCCTGACTTTTGCCATTCCTTTTGAGGGTCATCGAACTCGGTCTTGACTCTGTGTAGCAAGATAACCACATCAGCATCCTGCTCGATACCACCAGAATCTCTTAGGTCAGCTAGGTCGGGTTCAGAATCCCTGCGTTGCTCTGGGCCTCGGTTGAGCTGGGCTAGCGCGATTACTGGCACATTCAAATCCCTAGCTAGGTTCTTGAGTCCGATGGAGATGTCGGTGATCATCTCGTATCGCTTGCGACCAGCAATTGTGTCTTGAATCAAACCTAGATAGTCAACAACTATGGCTTGGAGTTGTCCCTCTTTTTTGATGCTTGTTGCTGAGGCTCGTATCTGTTGAAGTGTTTGACCTGACTTATCAAAGATTGCTAGTCGGTGGTTTGACCAGCCTTGCCTTGTCTTTTGAATCTTGATCCAATGCTCATCTCTCAAAGAACCTTGATTGATGTTGCCAATATAAACCTCGGCTTCCATGCTGATAATTCTGTTATACAGCTCGGTGCGGCTCATCTCTAGGCTGTGGAATGAAACAGCTCCAGACTTTGATAGCTCCCAAGCAATCTGCAAACCAACAATGGTCTTACCGATGCCAGGTCTTGCACCGATTATGTATAAAGCACCTGGCTTGAATCCCATGATTATCTCGTTTAGGTTTGCCCAAGGTGACTTAGCGTAGTGCTTTGGCTTATCAAGCTCATCCATGTATGACAGCAGTTCGTCATCGACATAGCTTGGCTTAGTCGCTTGGTTCTTTTCAGTCAGTTGGTCTAGCTCTTGTCTAGCCAGCTCGATAACTTCATTGATGTTGTCGCCCTGCGATTTGATGCTAAGTAAGTTTCCGGCTTGCTGGACTCTCTTGCGAGTGGCAAAGTCTATGACTTGGGTTGCGTAGTAATTTACAGAGGCAGCCGTTGGTGTTGCCGTAACCATGTCATGCAGGTCAGCTGCGTAGCGTGGCAACTTAGTTCCGACTGTGAAGGTATCAATCGGCTCTCTTGCTGTTCTCATCTCCAGCATGGTTGCGTAGATTTTGCCACAGGCTAGATTGTCAAAGTCATCCGGTGTGAGGGTTAGTTCATCAATAGCAGTTCCGTTGGTCAGAAGTATTGATCCAATTACCAGTTGCTCAAAGTTGCTCATTAGTAAAATACCCCTGTCTTGAACTCGCTCGGTTTCTGAGTTGTCGCATCTACATCTTCCCACCGATTGTTGTTTAGCCAGGTAGATCCGTTGGGTATGTATTCCTCTGCCGGTAGCTTACCTTGGGAGTAAGCCTTTGCTAGCTCAATAATCTCACTAGCTGGTTTGCGTTTGATTGCCCTGTTCCATGCCTTTTCAGCATCAGCCCTAGCTTTCTTTTTAGGGTAGAACTCCCAGAATTTATCAAATGTATCTGTTGATATATTCTCTTGTTTATTCTTAATAGGTTGTTCTTCTTTAGTAATAGTGTTCTTTGTGTGTACTTTAGCGTGAACGCTTTTTGCCGTAACGCCATTTTGCAACGGGTCAGCAGTAGTCCAAACATAGTCGGCAAAGGTGCCATCTGGATTGTGTTCTTGCTTCTCTGATCTAACTAGGTAGCCGTTGAGTTCAAGCTCTTGGACTGCCGATTTGATTGTGCGTACTCCGGTCTTATTGAATCTTGCCAAGCTGCTTATGCTCATGTTCCAACCAGGTCGGTGGGACATCAGTTGCGTTAGTAGCCCAATGGCTTTCAATGACAATCTTGAATCCCTTACCCAGTCGTTAGGTATCTGAGTGAAGTGATCGTCAAAGGTGTGGTGACCTCTTATGAGTGGCATTAGGCCACACTTGCTCTGTCGAGCATGACCATCAATACAGTTGCGTTGACTACCTTGGTGTCAAATGCTTCCTTGACTAGCATCGCCCATTGTCCGGCATCGAGTCCGTAGGCTTTGTAGTCCATCTCAGCCATGAAGATGTTGCCGCCGTAGTATTCAAGAATATCGGCGAGTGATTTATTTTCCCAGTTAAACACTAAATGTGCCTTCCTATTTAGGTTGGCACACTACACTTAGTAATGATGCCAACAGCATGATTGTTGGTTATCAACGCCGTCTAAGGGTTCCGATCCTTAGGCGGCATCTTTTTATTTAGTTATGTTTTTACCTTAGCACTAGAAAGGTACTCTAGCGTGGAGCTGTTGGGAGTTGCACCCAAGTCCTAGTCAGATTCCTCATCGGCTTTACTGATAGTCGAGTCTAATCCAGCCCCTTGCTTGGACTGTACCACCTAATACATCTCAGGGTCGGATTCCAGCAGGTCTTTTGTAAAGTCGTCATTGAGTAGCCACCAGCCACCATGCCCAAAGATAGGAACTTCAGTAGGCGTTTCATGGTTTCTTAGCTTCCAGCCCAGCTTGCGACCATGCTCGGCGAAGGCAGCATTGGACTCTAGCTTGCCGTTAGCCTCGGCACACAGAGGGATGATGTTGCTTGGCTGATTAGCAAGGTGATTCTTACTGCCCATGCCTCGATTGAGCCGGTGATGTGGTATCAGGTCATCGCCTTGAGTGCCACAATGCCAACAGCCAAGGTCGCGCTCTAGGTATTTCTGAAACTGTTTCTTAGTCATCGAACGGATCGTAAATCTTGGCTGGCATCTCACCAGGTTGGAAGCCTAGAGCGATTGTTGATTCTGACATCCCACCATTGACCGCTTCGATTATGTCGGAGTTGTCGGAGTTGTCAGTTATACAGGTGTGTTTACGCCGCCATTCTCGGACGAGCTTGATTGCCTGAGCATCATCAGTCTTTATTTTGGCCCCACAAGAGCAGGATTCGGCTATCACCCGATAAGGCTACCAGCTAGGCATGTCGCCATTGGAGTTCGACATTCTTGCTCATTACAGCCATCATTGTGGCTTGGTCTGACAGGGTTTTCATCTTGGTTTTGATCCTGTTGTACTCAGCCCTTGCAAGGTCAGCCTTTAGCTTTTCCTCTACTGCTTGCAACTTAGCCACCGCTTGCCGGTCTGCTACTGTCCCAGAATTGTTTAGGAACGCCAGCGATACAGCCCGATCATAAGCTGAATCAGCGTCCGCCAGCTTGCACTCGGCATCGTAGAGAGCGTTAGCTCCCTTGTCCATCTCCTTGGTCAGCCTTTGTAGTTCCTCGACTATGTGGCCTGGTGTAATAATCTCCATTTTTTAGCCTCTCTGCTTTTTCTCTTTGTAACTTCCAAATGACACTTATTGAATCGAAGTCGCCCACATCAAACTGCTCTTGTAGGCACTCTTGAGTTTCAAGAATTGAGGCTAGAAGAATCCTCTTTGCCTGTAAGTCCATTAGCGATTGCCTTGATCTTGTCGAGTGTGTCATCGGTTGCGCCACCTGTTTTAGCTTGGCTGTATAACAATCGTAAACCCTCGATGTCATTCCCTAATGCCTCAGTCATAGCAAGCCAGTCCTTAGTAGTTGCTGAACTCTTGACCTGTCTGTTGCGAACTTCCTCAGATGAGGCGATTCCCTTTTTAGTATCAACAGCTAAAGCAGCCACCATCGCGCGACCCCATGCTGCGGTTTCTGCGTTCTGGACTTCGCTATCTCTTGTAAAGTTTGTTGGTCCTGGGATTGGCTCCCAAGCTGTTCCGATACCTGGTCGCGCATCATCCGGTGAGCGATAAGCGGCAGCGGTGTAGATAATCCAATCCTTGCCGTTTACATTCACAAACTCATAGCTAACTTGCTGAAGTGAGCCTTGAGGGAACTTCTCCCTGAACTCGACTATGCGTGTTGCTACATCAATGTAGTCCAATGGACCTTTGTAGTTGTTTGCCATTTACTTCCCTTTCTCGTGGTGTAGGTAGGGTGCGCCACCAGCTCTTGATCTCAGGCTGAGCAGATGCTCACCAAAGATTAGACCTCGCTTTGCCCCATCCATTGCTTGTATAACTCTAGCTTTTAGCTCTGTTGTTTTGACAGTAGCCTTTTCTAATTCGTCAACCGAGTTGAGGTAGTGCATCCCTAAATCATCAAGGTCAACCTCGGTGTCAACGATGCCAGGCGATAACGCTCTAATTGTTTCTAGGGTTGAGTTGCTTCCATCCCAGTAGGGCATCTTCATGTCTAGGCAAGCCTGCCTGAATCTGACAGCAGCATCCCAAAGTGTCTGCGCCTCGAACTCATCCCACTCAATGTCAAACTCCATGTAGCTAGAACCGGCGAGCGCAACTAACTTAGCTTGCTTGATTCCAAAGACCCTCATGTACCAAAGCACTTGAGCGCGATAAGCCTGTGGCACACCACTCCAATAGTCGCGTGAGAACTTGACTTCAATGATTCCCCAGTTGCCGTCAGCATCTTTGTAAAGTCCATCAGGGTTAGACCTAGCCCAAGGGTTGTCTTTATTTGCCCATGTTCCTGTTTCGTAGATTTCTAATTCAGGATGCTCGTCAGCAAACAAGTTCAAGATAGGTGACTCAAGAATTGTGCCGAGCTTCATGCTCATGTTAGGTGTGACTTCATCAGGTATCTGACCTGTCTTTTTAGCCCACTTAGTTATTGCTGATTCCCAAGTGCTTAGTCCGGTAATGGCTGCGATGTCTGAGCCACCAACTGCACCTGGTTCGTTGCGTAGATCGTGCCACTCTTGACTGCCGTTGGCAAAGTCCCCAAGTAGGACTGCATCAAATAACTCATTGGTTTCTGCTGGTAATTTATTTACTGGCAAGGTTTCCCTCTCTTTTCCTTGTCGCAAAGCCGCGCTAACTCTCTCAGCGTGGCTTTGCTATTTCCGATGTTTATACTCTAGGGTTACCCTATGACATTACGCCAGATTGAGCGCAAATATATTGAGTTGCAAGAAGCAATAAGAAACAATGATGGGGTTCAATGTGCCTCGGTCCCAGAGGTCTTTTTCCCAGAGGATGAGCATGACCCAGAGATGCGTAAGTCAATGATCAAGGTA